CCTCTCTTAATAAAATATCCCCTTTAAGGAGTCCTCAATGAACTAAACTAGTCCATTTTAACGCCCACCCACTCTTGATGTGTGAGTAGGGCGACAGTCAGGTACTCTTCTGACTGTAGTTCGCACCCTTCGGCGCAAGGCGAAGCTCGGGTCAAACCTATTAGGGCGAGACCCTTGCAGAATCCCATACATAGCAACAGGGTTAGAGACACGACGTTCATCAAGAACAGCCGTGTCAAGGTATTCTAACCAAGTCCAAGTTTGGATCTTAGTACACCACCGATGCTGATTCGAAGCCATGTAGTACGGCAGGGAAACAGTTAAGGCGGTGTCATCAGGTCCACTTGCAGGGCGCAAGAAGCGAAGGTGGGGAGGTATCTTCGAGACTATGAAATTCCAATAGTCATAAGAAAATACACACCCAACTCGGCGAGCGCCATTTGCTATCTTGAACAGATCCCGGTTAGTAACCGGTATAAAGTCAAGCTCATATGGTCGTACATTCACGCCTTCAAAGTAATCCGCTCCACAGCTCTCACGAAAAGGACCAAAAAGAAAGGTCTTCTTAGTGTTGACTCTAAAACCGAGATACCGAAGCACCTCGATAAGGAGTAGAGCTGCATGCTGTCGTACGATAATATCGTCTCCGTAAATCTGGAAATTGAAACCCCCAGACCTACAAGGTGCGCCATACAACTGTTTTGGTTCACCGAAAGAGAAGACATTGACAGCATAAGCTAGGGACGCAAAAATAATTGTCTCTAGCGGAAAGCAGAACCCGTTACCCATTGATACGAACTTCTCATAACGACCGGAACCCCACTTACTTTCGTAAGAAGGGCTACGGATCTGATCGAGAAATTCAAACCAGGCACTAGGTAACATATCCTTCACAATCTGAATGGATACAGTATCCGACGCACCTGATAGGTCAATAGTAACAAACGGGTCGAATCCGCCCAAACTACCTTCAAACGCTTTCACGTTGTTGGCAGTTTGGTCACCTAGGTCGATGCCAAAACGCTTTAGCCTTTTTACAAGCCAAGCATTGACACCTAACTGTAGGTAACCATTAAGGAGGGGTTCGATAGCTATCGTGCGATGCACTTTAGCCGTCTTTGGAACCATTGTTATTTTATTTGCCGTAACCAGCTTAGAACGCTTCTTGAACAATGAACTAAAGAGTTCAGTGTCCAAACAGAAAATGTCCCGATTTTGGAGCATTTCCCAGATGAGTGGTTCACCCATCATGGCATTCTGAGCATACGCGAGCGCAGTAGGAGTAACAGTCCAGTCTTCCGCACAAAGCTTTGCAGCAGTGTGTGTGGCTGAACCGTGAACTCCTACACTAGCTCCTGGTCCGAAGTTACACCCTTTATAGATCTGGGGTAAGATGGGTTTAGAACCTATCAAACTTAGGATCCATTCGCGAGCAGTATCGCGAAGAAATGAATACCTCCTACGGGCAGACAAACGCTCAGCACGAAGCTTTGTGTTCGTCCGCTTACAGAGGTGTTCACAGGCCTGGAATTTCTTCCAAGCCTCCTGCTCGGGTTGTAGTCCAGGTACTTGTAAAGGTACCTTTCTTACAAGGGATGCCAGCTGATTCATCCTGAAATGTAACTCAGGGTTTCCGTACTTCTGTTCGGAAATAGAATCTGCCAAGTGAACAGCGGCGAGAAAATCGCCGTTGCGGAGTGCCCCGATAAGTTGCCGGGACAATTCCAAATCACTAACCTCATTAGACCTAGCAAATTGGTCGACGAGGCCGGAGATCAACTTCAAAGGCTGCGTCACTATGGGCTCCGGTTGGAGCTTTCTAGAGTTCTTGTGGGACATGTCGTTCCTTTTCAAGAAAATCGCTAATAAAAGGAGTATAACTGACGTTATATCAACTTCAACCTCTAACCAGCTACCTCAGGAATACTTGAGGAACTAGCACGAGTCGAGGATAGTGTGTAATCAAACCGAGAGTCAGTAATGGTTAACACCACGACTACACTCAGAATGAAAATAACATATTTCCAAGGCATGCTTAGGCTCCTCTAAGAGTTCAAGGGGTAACGCTATTAGCCAAACGACTAATAGGAACAAATACGTACTCATTAGTACGTAATGTCCAGGCCGGAGATCACCTTCGTTGTCGCAGCTTCTTCAAGCTGGAGGACGTCGACGGCGTCAGCGATCAGCGCAGCCAGATCAGACGAGCTGATGCCCACGGGAATTGCACCCGTGATCGTCAAACTTGCCAGAGCTGTCGTTGCTGCAGTCGCATTCAGCACCACGGTTCGGACCAGTCTAAGACTGGGCCTAGCCATTCCGCCAAAGGTCCCAACTGGTTTCGGGTACGTACGCTTGAATTCAATGACATCTTGAACAGCAAGCGTGTTTGCCGGACCAGTATAGGCGATGGCGTCAGGTGCGATACGGTCTTGAGAGTACGTTTTCGTACTTACAGTGATGGTCATATTAGATCATCTGCCTTTAGTGAGTTGTTGGACAGCAAGTGAGACTGCGGCCAATACAGGTACTTTATCCAACGTGAAGTTGAATCGAGCACCAATGTAAGGCCAAAGTTTTTCCGGTACCCTGTCATAAGTCTCAACCACAACAAGGTCTTCGTCAGAGCAGGGGGTATCAACATACCAAGCTGAGTCTACGGTAACATTCGTAATTCTACGAAGCCACCGCAATTCATACTTGGTAGTAACCCATTCTGCTTTGTAGTTGCTACATAGATAACCTTCATAAGCATCGATCAATTGACCGACGTTTACGAACCAATCAACGACGAAGGACCAAGGAGTCAACTCCCAGACCGCAGCAGGGATCTTCCTTACGGAAAACCCAAGGCGAGCAGGGTTAGAAGTCTCCAGAGCGTGCTCAAAGAGTGCGCCGGCCCTAACCTCACAGTACTCAGAAAAGTAGGTAGTCATACGTACGTCGGTCATAACTGACCCGACTGCAAGATTACCACTTACTGATTGTGAAGAATAAACTTCGTCAGCCCGTCCTCGGGTAGTAACCCGGTTAGAGATGGGCTTATGTAGCGCCTCTAGTACATCCTCAATGTCAAACATGGTTGTACGAATTCCGTAAAACCACGTCAGGTACTGAGACGACAGTCCGTTACCGATATTTGACATAGACCAATCGCGCGGCGCAATAGTTCCTCGCGGAACCACTTTACCAGTTGAATAGGCCTCAAACCACTCCTTAGGCGGGAGAATCCTGTTGTTTTTAGGAAATCTCTTACCTGGGAGGTAGGCTTGTATACCGATAGCCATGTCCTCAGGCGTCCAAACAGCAAGTTTTGAATTGGATCCCTTCCGATACTTCTGAGAAGGAATACGCTTCATCATATTGCGTAGGGCACCAAAAGGATTTTTAAGGGCTGCCATGGTCTTCTGCAACTCAGCAGTTATGACCATGCCTTGGGCTGCCTTGCCACTGGAGTTCGCTGCAGCTTGATTAGCTGCAAGTGTCTTCAGCCTCGCTACATCGACATGAGGCGTCCATCCAGATAGAATATTGGGAGTAACAGTTCCCATTTCTCTAGCCAGAGGGCCGACTAATGTGTGTAGCAGGGAAGGAGTACTACCTCGTACGACGCCGGAAGGGGGAGGGACCAAAATACTGTGTCCATACCCCGACAGGTTAGTAGTATAAGTAGCTTTTTGCCGGGTAACAGGGTTATTGAAAACTTGACCCTCAGCCCGGAGCCGGTTGAAGTTCGGAGTGACGGTATCCCACATTATTTGATACTCACCAAGACGAGCCCCAGAAACGGAGCTCGTAGTATTGGTGGGCCCCGGATTGGACGAAGTGGTCCAAGTGTTCGGGCTAAAATATGTAGATCCCATCTCTCTCATTCTCAACGGCATTGTAGACTCCTATGACTCTGTAATAGGGGATACACACACCATTTCTGGTGCGCATATAGCGACAGTAAATACTGGCGCCATTTGTGGAAACACCTGGTTTTAAACCTCTTGCGATTCTCGAGATGCAGGGAGGGATCCTAATAAAATAGGACCCGACCAATATCATCTATGGTTACTTTCACTACACACATCACTAATTGTGAGATGTATAGGAGGGAGCTCCATATTAAGAGAAAAGTAGGGGAGTTTGGG